AGTTCTTATGACTTAGACAGTAATGGAGATAAATATCAAAATGAAAATACTAAGTTTATGCCACAGTCGCCATACGCGATTGCTAAGTGCGCTTCTCATTATGCCGTTGGCTTGTATCGCGGTGGCTATGGTTTACATGCTAGCTGTGGGATATTATTTAATCACGAAGGCCCACGCAGGGGCGAAAACTTTGTCACGCAGAAAATAATTAGTTGGATAGCTAAATTTAAGCATTGGCACGCCTCTCAAGGAAATAAAAATCTTTCTTATACCAAAGACTATATTATCTGTAATCAAAACACTTTTCCTAAATTGCGTTTAGGGAATCTTGAATCTTATAGAGACTGGGGTTATGCGGGCGATTACGTAGAAGCAATGTGGTTGATGTTACAGAAAGATATTCCAGAAGACTATGTTATATGCACTGGAGAAACTCACACTATAGCAGAATTTTTAAATATAGCATTTTACAGCGCTGGCATAACAGATTATCGAAATTTATATGTAATAGATCAAGAGTTCTATAGACCATCAGAGGTAGACTATTTACGAGGAGACTGCTCAAAGGCTAAAAATAAACTGGGTTGGCAACCCAAAACAAATTTGGAGGAGTTGGTAAAACTTATGCTGGATGATAAACTATAAGATATTTATAGACTTCTTCGATATTTATGAAGAGCTAATTAGATTCAATCTATATGAATTTCATTCTCCATTTACTATCATTTTTATAGAAGCATCAGATCCAGATGACGCTTGCAACACGGCAAGCCTAAGACTTATGAGAATGATTATGAAGCAAGATGATTCAATAGAAACCAGAATAGTTTGCAGAAAAATAAGGAAATATTTACGTATAGATAAAATCTACGCGCTATGAGAAGAGATTATAACGACCCTTACTACAAGAAATTCAGAATGTCTGTATTAAACAGGGATAGGTTTAAATGCCAAATGCCCAACTGTAAGAGCAGAAAAGACCTACATGTACACCACATACAAACTTGGTCACATGCCTCCGCTTTGAGATATGAACCATCAAATGGAATTACTTTATGCAAACATTGCCATAAATCTATCACCGGAAAAGAATCCCACTACGAAACATTATTTAGAGAGATTATCAATGGCAAAATATAAACAAGCTCCTGATTTTACTGTGATTAAAGACACAAGAGAGCAGGATGGTTATTATTTTAGCAAGTTTAATACTTGTGCTGGAATGGTTGAGCATAAGCTAGATACTGGCGATTACTCAATACAAGGATTAGAGGATAAGATATGCGTTGAAAGAAAAGGTTGCGTTGAAGAACTTGCAATTAATTTAGGACAAAAAAAGTACGCCTTTCTTAATGAAATAGAAAGAATGAAACCATTTCCTCACAAATATCTTGTCCTTGAATTCTCGTTAGAGGATTTGATAAAATTCCCAAAAGACACAAGAATACCCGTAAAAAACAAGGCTTCGTTAAAGATAACGGGCAAGTACATGCTAAAATGCCTAATAGAATTTGAGTTATACAATGACGTACACGTATTATTCTGCGGAGATAAACATACAGCATTCCTTGCTGTTAGCAGCATTTTCAAGCGAATTAACGAAATGTATACTATCGGGAGAAAGACATAAGATGAACAACAACGATAAAGATCTCCTTTATGACTTACATAACTATGGCGCTAATTTAGATACAAGAGAAATATTCTTACATAATTACTATACTTCTGGTGATGATGAAAATCCGGGAGTAGAGTACAAAATGTCAAACACTTTTCTTAAAAATCTTCGCGCACTAGAATTGAAATCAGACAAACCAATAATCATACACATGCAAAGCGTTGGAGGTGAATGGTCTGACGGCATGGCAATTTACGATGCCATCACAATGTCTAAATGCCATATAACAATCATTGCTTACGGTCAGGCAGAATCAATGAGTAGCATTATCTTACAAGCGGCAGATTCTAGATTAATGACTCCTAATACCTATTTCATGTCTCATTATGGAAGTAGCGCTGCTGGTGGAGATTATCTCAATGTTCAAAATTGGATTAAATACGAAAAGTACATATGTGATATAATGTTAAACATTTACGCTTCACAATGTGTAAACGGACCATACTTCGTAGAAAAATATGGTCGAGGATCTACCACTAAGGTTAAAAATTATCTAAATACAAAACTTAAATCTGGAGATTGGTACATCAATGCAGACGATGCCGTTTACTATGGTTTCGCTGACGAAGTAATATATTCATGGCAAAAACTAAACTAAAAACTATAGATGAAGCTTGGCTTGGTTTAGACTCTGTAGATTCAGAGTTCTTTAATCCCATGTCAATACTAAACGCCTCAGAAGATGATTTCAATATAAAGCTTGCTTGGATAATGACTAGGCCAGAGTACCTTTCATTTATAACTCAACAAATACTAAATATCCAGCTATTACCATCTCAGTCTTTGTTCTTGCAGGAAATATGGAATAGAAAATTTCCAATGCTGATCGCCAGCCGAGGTTTCGGTAAATCATTCATGCTTTCCCTCTACGCTGTACTCAGGGCGCTCATATTGCCACGCAGGAAGGTGGTTGTGGTTGGTGCTGCATTCAGACAGTCTAAAGTCCTCTTCGAATATATGGAGACCATATGGCGTAATTCTCCTATGCTCCGAGATATATGTGATGGAGATAGTGGTCCACGTAGAGATACTGACAGGTGTACGCTTCGCTTAAATGACAGCACTGTAACTTGCTTGCCTCTTGGTGACGGTCAAAAGATTAGAGGCCAGAGAGCTAATGATATTATTGCTGATGAATTTGCTTCAATACCAAGAGAAATATTTGAAAATGTTGTAGCTGGATTCGCGGCTGTAAGTGCAGACCCAGTAGAAAATGTCAAACGCTTAGCTGCCCAAAGAAAAGCCAATGAACTTGGAGTATCTTTACAGCAAGAAGAGAAAGAAGTAAAGAAAGATAATCAAATTATTTTATCTGGAACTGCTTACTATGATTTTAATCATTTTGCAACCTATTGGAAAAAATGGAAGTCAATCATAAAAAGCCAAGGAGATAAATCTAGGTTACGTGAAATTTTTGGAGAAGATCCACCAGATAACTTTGATTGGACTCAATACTCAATAATAAGAATGCCTTATGAGCTTTTGCCGAAGGGGTTCATGGATGCTGATCAGGTCGCTAGATCTAAAGCTACAGTTCATACTGGAATTTATCAAATGGAGTATGGAGCTTGCTTCACCAGAGACAGTCAAGGTTTCTTTAAGAGATCGCTTATAGAGTCATGCGTTGTTTCAGATGAAGGATTCATAAAAGACGAAAAAAATAACATAATAAACTTTGAAGCAGTTTTGATTGGAGATAGTGAAAAAAAATACATATTCGGTGTTGACCCAGCATCTGAAGTAGATAATTTTAGCATAGTAGTATTAGAAGTTCATCCTAGCCATAGGAGAATCGTTCACTGTTGGACCACTACAAGATCAGAACATAAAGAAAAAGTAAAACGAGGATACTCAACGGAGACAGACTTCTATGCATATTGCGCCAGAAAAATAAGAGATTTAATGAAACTATTTCCGTGCATTCACATAGCTATGGACGCTCAGGGCGGTGGAGTTGCCGTTATGGAGTCTTTGCATGATAAAGATAAATTCCAAAATGGAGAAGTTGCAATCTGGCCCACAATAGACGATGATAAGCCTAAAGATACCGATGGAGAGTCTGGCCTACACATACTTGAAATGTGTCAGTTTGCTAAATATGATTGGCTAGCCGAAGCAAATCATGGCATGAGAAAAGATTTTGAAGACAAGGCACTTCTTTTTCCATCATTTGATTCCCTAACTTTGTCAATTTCAGAACATCAAGATGACACCAAAACAAGAATGTTTGACACTCTAGAAGAATGCGTACTAGACATAGAAGAATTAAAAGATGAGTTATCCATGATACAAATGACACAAACTTCTGCCGGAAGAGATAGATGGGATACTCCAGAAGTTGTAGTAAAAACTGGAAAGAAAAGTAAACTCAGGAAAGATAGATATTCAGCACTTTTAATGGCAAATATGGCTGCTAGAGTTTTACAGAGAACTCCAACTCAAGCGGACTATGAATTCTATGGAGGTTTTGCCACAGGTGGACACAGAGCTAAGACAGAAGAAAAATTATATACTGGACCAAGCTGGTTTGCAGAAAACATGAAAGATGTGTATTAATAAGTATACAATCCAATTACATTCCGATTGAGGCTCAATCAATATGAATAATGACGAAATGATAACTTGGCAAGACGGAGACAGCGAAGGAAGAGCGAACGCTTTTGCTAAATTTTCCGACAATGTTAGTTCTTACACTGGTCTAAGTAAAACTCAAGGTAATCACTATAGACATTTCATAGATATTGAACCAAACAGGTCAGTTAAGCCGGGATTCTTAGCAAGCGACTATTACGCTTTTAGGCCAGATGAAGCTGTTCCACAGCAACAGCGAAGAATCATAAAGATGTGCATGGATGCCTACGACAAGGTTGGAATTATTAGAAATATAATTGATTTAATGGGCGATTTCGGCAGTCAAGGAATTCAAATTGTTCATAGAGACAAGGCCGTTGAAAAGTTTTATCAGCAGTGGTTTAAGAATGTTAGTGGAAAAGAAAGATCAGAAAGATTTCTCAACAACTTATACAAAACTGGAAATGTTATTATATATCGTAGCTATGCTAATATTACACCCCAGCTAAAGAACTACATGAAAACTTTAGCTAATGATATAAAGGTAGAAGTCCCAAGCGCCCCAGCTAACCAGATACCTTGGAGATACAATTTCTTCAATCCTCTGACTGTAAAAATGAAAGATGGAAATCTGTCTTTGTTTATGGGCTTGCAGAATTATACAATAACAACTAATTCTTTTTTTGACAAATTTAAGTCTGGAGATATACCGAATCACGTACTAGAGACTCTTCCTCCCGTTATTAAACAAAGCCTTATTAGAGGTGAAAAAGACATACCTCTTGATCCAGAGAGACTTAGTATACATTATTACAAAAAAGACGATTGGCGACAATGGGCCAATCCGATGATATATGCAATTCTTGATGATATAGTTATGCTTGAAAAAATGAGACTAGCAGATATGTCTGCTTTAGATGGAGCTATATCGAATATAAGATTATGGACTTTAGGTAATTTAGATCATAAGATTTTACCAAATAAAGCTGCTATAAATAAATTAAGAGATATACTTGCTAGTAACGTCGGCGGTGGCACTATGGAACTTGTTTGGGGTCCAGAATTATCGTTTCAAGAATCTAGTAGTGAAGTTTACAAATTCTTAGGTTCCGAGAAGTATACTTCTGTATTGAATAGTATCTACGCTGGACTAGGTGTGCCGCCGACTCTTACTGGCATGGCGAACAATGGTGGCGGCTTTACTAATAACTTTATATCACTCAAGACACTCTTAGAAAGACTTCAATATGGCAGAGATCAATTGGTTAAGTTCTGGGAAAAAGAGCTTGAGATTGTAAGGAAGTCAATGGGATTTAGATATAAGGCTCATATTCAATTTGATCAAATGACTTTATCTGATGAAGCTGCTACAAAAAATCTACTGATACAGCTTGCGGATAGAGATATAATAAGCCACGAAACGCTTTTAGAAAGATTCAAGGAAATACCTCAAATAGAAAATATAAGATTAAAACGAGAGGTAAATAAAAGAGAAACTGTTGGTCCACCAAAAGCTAGTCCATATCACAATCCCAACCATCAACAAGATCTTGAAAAGATGGACAAACAGGGTCAAATAAATCTAAAACAAGAAAAAGAGAAGCAGAAATCAACTCCAAAAAATAATACAAATACAGATATCAAAACCCCCGGAAGACCTACAAATAAGCTAGACGAAAAACCTAGAAAACAAAGAGTAGATACCCCAAGATCAAATCCCGGAGTAGCAGAATTACTATTTTGGTCAGAAAAAGCTTGGTCTATTGTTTCTGATATAACGACTAATGCGTACATTAAATCGAACCAAAAGAAAAATTTAAGACAGCTTACTAAAAAACAGGTTCAAGAGCTAGAAGAGCTAAAGCTTGACATATTCACTAATTTAGAAGCATTTCAGGAAGTTGGTGAGTCAGATGTCCTATATCACTTAAAGAATAATTCCAAGGCCAATATTGATATAATATCAAAGATGAAAACGAACAACGTTAATACAGAGAACATGTCCATAGAGGATTACAGGACATATATTGTAGGAATATTCGTTGAGCATAAACTTAGACAGTGAATTTTTTGTCATTTTTTGTGTATATTCTTTTTGAGAGGCAAAAATGAAAATATATTCGCATGAAATAAAAGACGGATTAGCTGAACTTGTGCAATCACAGTCCAGTGTGGCTTATGCTATGCCCGCAGTTTTGAAGAATAAAAATGAACTTACTGAAGAATCCATTAAAGAACTAATCACAAACTCAGCCTTAAAAACTAAGGCCGATAAAGCAAATCCAGACCAAATAGACTTGTATTACATAAGCTCAGTCTTGGTCTCAACAGGGTGGAATAAAAACGATGATGTTTTTGAAGCGTCTTCAACTTGGGCTGCTAGAAACACGCCTGAAGATAAACAATTCAATTTTATGCACAATGAAAACGATATCATTGGGCATATTACTGGTAGCTATGTTACTGACAGAAAAGGTAATATAGTTAGTGACGATACTCAGCCGGATGATTTTGATATTATCACCGAGGCTGTGTTGTATAATAGCTGGACAGAACCAGAAAACAGACAAAGAATGCAACAGCTAATTGCCGAAATTGAAGAAGGCAAATGGTTTGTTTCAATGGAGTGTTTGTTTGCCGGTTTTGACTATGCTTTATTAGACGAAGATGGTAATGCAAAACTTCTTCAAAGAAACGAAGGTTCTGCATTTTTAACTAAACATTTAAGAGCTTACGGTGGTACTGGAGAATACGAAGGCTATAAACTTGGTAGATCTTTAAGAGATATTTCTTTTTCTGGCAAAGGTCTAGTATCTAAGCCAGCAAATCCAAGAAGTGTTATTCTTGACTCTAGCAGAGCTTTCTCTCTAACTTCTAACTCGAAAATTACTACTTTTCCTAAAGGAGAAAATAATATGTCAGATACTAATCTTTTAGAGAAGCAGCTTGCAGATTTAAAGGGTGAGCTAGCCTCTGCTAAAGAAGAAAATAAAGTTCTTCGTGCTGAAATTGCTGAAGCAGCTTCAAAAGAAACCTTGGAATCAATTTCAAAGCTTGAAGCTAAGGTTGCTGAACAGGAAGAAGCTATTAAGACTCTTGAAGCTTCAGTTTCAGAAAAAGAAGCTTCTATTTCAGAACTTCATGAAACAATCGCAAAAAGCGAAGAAGACATGAAGGAAAAGATGGAAGAGCTTCAGAAGATGAAGAAAGAAAAGAAAATGGCTACCCGTAAAGCTTCACTTTTAGATCTTGGTTTCGAAGAAGTTGAAGCTGAAGAATCATTAGCTTCTTATGAAGATCTTGATGATGCAACTTTTGAAACTGTCTTAGCAGCAATGACTAAGATGAAGAAAAAGGTTGCTGTCAAGAATGATGAAGAAAAAGCTATGAAGATGAAGAAAGATGAAGAAGAAGAAGCAAGAACGAAGCCAAAGGCTGAAGAAGCAGAAGCTGAAGAAGCTGCTGAAGAAGCTGCCGAAGAAGCTTTAGCTGAAGTAGAAACTACTGAAGCAACACTTGTTGACGCTTCAGACGAAAATGATGACTTACAGGCCACCAGAGCGAGTGTCGCAGAATGGCTTGAAAACAACGTACTCAATAAGTGATTAAAGGAGAATAAACTATGGCTCTCAAATCAGACAGATACGAACTACAGACCGATATTAGCTTCTTTTACAATGATGGAGTTGCTACTCGCGGTGGCGTAGTTTGTCATGATGTAACCGCTGGCACTGGCGCGGCAATGGATCAGGGTGTAAACCTTGTGAAGTACTCAACCAGTGGCGTTCCAGTTGGTGTTCTACTAAACGATGTCGTAAACAAAGACCTAACTCGTACACACCTCAATCAGTATAAAGATGAGGTCCAAAAGGGTGGCAAGGTTACTGTTCTAAGAAAAGGCTACGTCGTTACAAATAATCTAGACGGCAACCCAGTTGCTGGCTCTGGTGCTTTTGCAAGCACTTCAGCTGCTGGAAACATTTCAATGACAGGTGACTATCAGGTTGGTCGTTTCCTTAGTGCTAAGGACGCTGATGGTTATGCCAAAGTAGAAGTTAACCTTCCCTGAATTAAAATAACATAAGGAGAAAAAAACATGCCAATTAATGAAAGACCTAGTGATGAATTCATCAATCTCCTACGCAAGTCAGGGGATGCCGATGTTAATGTCGCTCAGGCTGCTCAGCGTGAATTCGCTAAAGCTCTTGAGCTTCCACTCCGTAAGGGTGTCCTTGTGGGCAACATCCTTGGTAATATTTTCGAAACTATCAACGTAGAAGCTGGCTCAACCACAGAGTTCCCTCTTGATCTTATCAGCCCCGGCCTTGAAGGTGAGCATGTTGCTTACACCAATCCCGGTCATGGTAGAATTCCAGAGCGAGCTGTTGAAAGCGATTACGTGATGATCCCAACTTACAACATTGCTTCATCTGTAGATTATCTTCTACGATATGCCCGCGAAGCTCGTTGGGACATTGTTGGTCGCGCCATGCAGGTCATGGAAGCCGGTTTCACCAAGAAGATGAACGATGACGGCTGGCACACGCTTTTAGCTGCCGGTGTTGATCGTAACATTCTTGTTTTTGACGGTGACGCAACAGCCGGTTTGTTCAGCAAGAGACTTGTTTCTCTCATGCAGACCGTAATGCGTCGTAATTCGGGCGGCAATAGCGCATCTGTTGGTCGTGGTCGTTTAACCGACCTATACGTTTCACCAGAGGCTCTTGAAGACGTTCGCAACTGGGGTCTTGATCAGGTTGATGAAGTCACTCGTCGTGAAATTTACACAGCATCAGAAGACGGCGCTCCTATTACACGCATCTTCGGTGTAAATCTTCATGATCTTGATGAACTCGGTGAAGGTCAGGAATATCAGTCGTTCTTTACTTCTGAATTAAGCGGCAACGTTCAGTCTAACGACGTTGAACTTGTCGTTGGCCTTGATCAGTCATCAAACGATAGCTTTGTTATGCCAGTTAAGGAGCAGTTACAGGTCTATGAAGACCCAACTCTCCACCGTCAGCAGCGCGCTGGCTATTATGGCTGGGCAGAGCTTGGCTTTGGCGTTCTAGATAACAGAAGAATCATTCTTGGTTCATTCTAATTATTTATCTTAGCGTCTACAATTAGGCCACCCTCATATTCTTGGGGGTGGCTTTTTGTGTATATACTATTGAATATCTCTACACTTACAAGGACTTAGGAGAATAAAATGGCAGCTATCTCTGACTATCTTGAATCACAATTATTGAACCACCTTTTCAGGGGATCTGATTTCCAGAAACCAGACACTATTGCTATTGCTTTGACAAATGCTGTTCCAAAAGATTCTGACACTGGAGCAACAATTGACGAGATACCATTAACTGCTGGCGCAAGAAATACTGGATATGCTAGAGTTAATTTAGGTGATCCAGCTGTTAGCGGAGATGGTTTTTGGTCAGCTGTTGGTGACGATACTGTAACTACATTTTCAGTTTATCTTGATGGAGAAAATGTTTCTGCCGAACATAGCATAGATGGCACACTCGCTTCAAATGCAATCGGCTCTGGTTATTTTTATCCCGCCTATCTTTCTGAATCTGTAGCGCAAAGCTTAGATCCTGTCGGAAGTGTTGTTACACTTACATTTCCAGAAAAATTTCCATCAGTAGAATTATATTCTCCAGCTTCATCTTTCCAGTCTGGCGTCATGTTAGATCCCGGATATACAACGTATGAAGGCAATGGCTTTATTAAAAATCTTGGCAACATTTCTTTCAGAGAAGCAGACACCAATTGGGGAATCGTTAGAGGTGTGGCAATTTTAGATAGCGCAACTCACGGAGAGGGCAATCTCTTAATGCACGCGCCTTTAACTTTTGCTAGACAAATAAGAGAAGGAGATAGCATTTCTTTTAACATAAGATCTCTTGAAATAAGCCTTAAATAGTCTAACAGAAAGCTGATAAAATGATATTACCAAAAGATGAAATAGTTAGTAATATCAAAAGAGATATATCTGACAATTCTGTTGGTGAAATATCACCGCATGATATTAGACATAATCTTTTGGATATAATAGATTCTGTACATTTACTTTCTAAAACTCAAAATATATCCAGCAATAACTTAGATACTTTTAATGATGGCAATACCCGACTAGGATTAGAGACTTTAAGAAAAGCATATATCTCTGGCTATAGTAGCGTAGATAATACAGCTATTGGGTATAGGAGCTTAAACGCCAACGCGCTTGGAGAAAGAAATACTTCTATTGGATCTAATTCTCTTCCTTGTAATATCAACGGAAGCGATAATGTTGCCGCTGGATTTCATTCTCTAGCTGGAAACACTGTTGGTATTGGCAATATAGGTTTAGGAAACTATTCATTAAACTTCAATAGAGTTGGCAATTTCAACATAGCCATAGGTCATGGTGCTGGCTATTATGTGTCAGATAACGATGATTATCAATTCTTCCTCGCTTCTCATAACGTTGATGATACCTATATATGCGCAAATCCTAGCGGAAATGGTTTGGCTCCTTTGCTTATTGGAGATTTGCGTCAAAACAATTTAAGACTAGGTGTTGGTGTTGATTCTTTGCATGAAGGTGCTAGCTTACAGGTTAGTGGAAATATACATCCTTATGATAATTTATCTAGCTCAGATATTGGTAGCAGTAATTATCTATGGAGATCTCTATATCTTAGTAACGGTATATTCTTCAAGAATGATTATTTACTATACAATGAATCTTCATCTCTTTTAGACACATCCACTTCTTTAAGGTCTAGCGGAAATGCTTACTTTGCAGGAAATTTAGATATAATTCAAGACGCTTCAGTAAGCGGAAATTTAACTGTATCACAAGTAACAAAATTAAATTCAGATATATATCTCAATGCAAACGTTTCTCTTTCCGGGAATATACTGCCAGCAAGACATAGGCTATATACTATCGGAAACGCCGGAAGCGAACTTCTTAACATCTATTCCCACAACTTAAGCGCAACTGGCAGAGTTGTTGTAAAATCTCTAAGAGCTTTAGAGCAATCTCATTTTGCCCAGAAGACACTTCACCTAGCATCTTCTGGAGATTTAGTAACTGTTGATGGAGGTGGAGCAGCCGGTCTTTATTCTAATTACGATATAACACAGAACCACAGTAATGAATATCAAGCTCTTTTTAATGACGAAGAACTAATAAACGCTGGAATTGAATTAAAGTCAATAGGAATAGGATACGAAAGAACTTATAAGTTTGGATTTCAGCCCAGAGATAGTTCTCTTATACATCTTACTCTAGACAATCCTTTTTCACGAAGTTCTTGGTTAAGCAATATCAGTCTTTCTTTAACTAGTGGATGTCATGTTGAAACAAACAGAATTTTGCACAAAGGGCCGCTTTCAATTTCTAAAAATTCAAACGGACTAGGTTTGCACGAAAGAAATAATAAGACATATTTTACATTTGAGTCTAATCAGTCTATTGCGTTTAGCGGAGACGGAAATTACAATTTAGCTCCAAGAGATCAAGATAAAGTATTAGATGTTGTTTATTCTCTCAG